TTTACGATACCAATAGCACGGTTTCAGCAGCCCTTGCGGTGGTTGAAACGGGCTTGGCTTTTCTACAAACCGCAACGATAGGCTTTAACACCTACGCCAATTCAATCAATTACAGCGTCTATGCCGGGGGCATATTCGACCCAACTTTTGATCAAACATTCAACTAATGAGCGTACAAACACGAAGCCAACTCCAAGCGAGTGCATTAACCATCACCAACGAAACCGTTGCCGGGGCCAACACCGCATCCCGTGTGGGTGGTCTATTCGACGACCTTGCCGACACCGCAACGCTTGACCGGGAAAGGGGCTTTGCGAACCTTTACCTCGACACCGATACGGCCTTTACCCCGACGCAAGGGCAACGGGTCAAGTTGACAAGTGCTATGAAATCGGGCGTTTTGTCAACCTACAACTTTTCAAGGACCACGACATCGCTGACCTATACAGGCACAACAAGTGCGACCCTTCGAATCGCTGCATCCATGGTCCTTGCGCAGCAGGGCAACAACAACCAAATCAAAGTCTACATCGCTAAGAACGGCACACCGATAGACCAGTCAATGACCGAGATTACAATAAGCCACTCAGACGGCCATGCGATGTTCACGGAAACGGTCTTGCAAGGTGCGGTCAACGATGTGTTCACCATCTACATCAACGCAGTCGATAGCGGTTCAAGTATCACAATTTCGGCCCTTTCATTTACCGCCCATACCCTATGAGCAAGTCAACGCAGCACTTCACCCAATGGTTGGGGATAGAGCATAAGGTCCCCGTGATGCTGGAGAATCGCTCCGGCAAATACATCACCTACGGCTTTGCCAACGAATACCCCTACTACCTGCTTGACAACTATCGCAGGTCGTCCAAGCACAACGCTATCGTGAACGGCAAGGTCAACTACATCATGGGCGGTGGTTGGCAGGCAGGCGACAACCTGACCGTAGAGCAAGAGGCCCGCTTCATCAAGTTCTTCGACGGAATGTCAAGCACGGAGGACCTCAACGACATCACGGAGAAACTGGTCCTTGACTTGGAGTTATTTAACGGATTCGCGGTTGCGGTTACTTGGTCCAAGTTAGGAACCATCGCCAAGATGGAACACGTTCCCTTTGAGAAAATCAGGGTTGACAAGGAGGAGAAGATGTTTCAAGTCGCTGACTGGTACAACGACGACATGATGCAGTTGTTCCCTAAAGTTGGGGACATCGAGAAAATCCCTGCATTCGACCCGGAAAATCGCCTCGGAAAGCAGTTGTTTTATTACAGGGTCTATGCAGCAGGCGTGAAGCACTATCCTCTCCCCGAATACATCGGTGGCAACGCTTGGATTGAAGCAGACGTGCAAGTGGCTAACTTCCACAACAACAACCTCCGCAACAACTTTTGGGGTGGCTACTTGATAAACTTCAACAACGGGATTCCGACACCCGAAGAGCAGGGCGATATCGAAAGGCAAATCAAGCGTAAGTTTTCAGGAACCGACAACGCTGGTCGCTTTGTGGTTACGTTCAACGACGATGCAGCCAAGGCCCCGACACTTGAACCGCTCACACCGAGCGACATGGACAAGCAGTTCGAGATACTCAACAAAGCAATTCAGCAGGAGATATTTATCGCTCACAGGGTTACAAACCCGATGCTTTTCGGGGTGAAGACCGAGGGCCAATTGGGTGGACGCAACGAATTGGTAGAAGGATACGAGTTGTTTAAGGCAACATATGTGAACGACCGGGTCCGCAAAGTGGAGCGGATGATTAATTACCTCGGTTCCTTCAATGGCGTTGAGGGGATGGAACTTATCCCTGTTGAGCCGATTACCGAGCGACTAAGCGAGCAAGCCCTGTTGCAGATAATGACCCAAGACGAACTGCGTGAGAAAGCAGGTCTGCAACCCTTGGAGAAACCTGCTGACGTTGTTGGACCTAACCCCCAACCAGACGAGCAACCGCAAGCCGTGGAAGCCTTGCAGAGCAACGACAACATCAAGAAGTTGTCAGGCCGTGAGTATCAAAACCTGATGCGAATCGTCAGGCAATATATGCAAGAGAAAATCACGCTGGAGATGGCACGGACCATGTTGTCAGCAGGCTTTGGGCTGTCATCCCAAGAGATTGACACGATGCTCGGAGTGCAGGCCCAAGAGTTCAGCGAACCGACTTGGGGCGAAGAAGACGACGAAGACTACGGATGGGGCGACGAAGAATTTAAGGTCTTGGAGGTCGTTGCCTCTAAGTTTGGGTGTCATGCAGACGACTACCATGTGATGCACTCCAAGCCGATGCGGTTTGACTCCAACATCGACGAAAACATCCGCTTGGCCTTTGCCGAACTGGGCGAAGAAGAGAAAGAATTGGACCTAAAGATTGAAGCGTATCGCAAGAAGAACCGGGACGCATCGGTTGAAGAAATGGCAAAGGAATTTGGGGTCAGCAAGGCGAAGGTCGCCAAGCGAGTCGCCTACTTGATTACCAAGGACCGCTACCCAATCAGCCGGGCGGTGGACAAGATTGCCGAGCAGAACCTTCCAAAGAACGTGAAGGAAGTGGCCGAGCCAGTCTTGGAAGTCCGCTACAAATACGCTTGGGCCACAGGGTTCAGCAACAAAGACAAAGGCTCCAGCCGTGAGTTCTGCAAGGTCATGCTTGACTTGGCAGGGCAGGGCAAGGTTTACACCCGTGAAGACATCGACGGGATTTCTGCAATTATGGGATATTCGGTATGGAATCGCAGAGGCGGTTGGTATCACACACCGAGCGGAGTGAACAGGCCACAATGCAGGCACGTATGGGAGCAGCAGTTGGTCATCCGCAAAGGCAATAAAATCACGAAGGCATGAAGGCACTATTCATAAGCGAAGAAACGCTGCTCGACAATAGCATCATCAACGAGAACGTCAGTTACACCCAAATCCGTCCAACGGTTGTCAAGGTGCAGGAGATGCGGATTCAGCCCATCGTTGGCTCTCCGTTGTACGGGCAATTGGTTACGCAGGTCGTCAGCGGTTCAACGTCTGCACTCAACCAAACGCTCTTGGAAGACTACATTCAGCCTGCTATGATTCAATGGCTTTACTACGAGTTGCCGATGGTCTTGGCGTTCAAATACATGAACAAGGGCATGGTCCGTAGAACAAGCGAAGAATCCTCGCAAATGAGCATGGAAGAAATCACACGACTGACCGATAAAGTCAAGAACGATGCCGAGTGGTATTCCGAGCGGATTACCCGTTACCTCATGGAGAACCGCAACTCCTATCCCTTGTGGAACTCGCCTCCTTCTGCTTTGGATACCATCTACCCGAACGCTACAAACTACCGCACCGGGATGGTCTTAGACCGCAACCGAAGAATGGGAATCAGTAACTTGGATTACCCCTACCCCTACGGCCAATTCGGGGCTTGTAATGACTGCTAAGCATGGGAGCGCATAAAAAAAACATACTGAAACTACAAGCCTATGTCTTGGATAAAAATCAAGCAAGCCCTGTTGGACCTTGCAAATGCTCATCCTCAAGTAAACTCCTTCGGGACGGGCGACCCTCTTGCAATCGGCACGGACAACACCATCAACCTGCGAACCCCAAGCCGTGAACGCATCGTTTATCCGCTCGTTTTTGCGGACGTTCAGTCTGCAAGTACTGACGCTGGTACTTTGGACTTGGTGGTTGGCGTTTACTTTTCTGACCGTGTTGAATCCATTAAACCGATGGGCGGAGTGGTTTCGGGCAGCCCTACGCTGGGTTGGCAGGACAACGAAGACGAGGTCCTAAGCGACCAGTTACAAATCGCACAGGACTTCATATCATCGCTTACAAACGACCCGAACGAGGACTGGACCCTTAGTGCCTCCGTGAGCCTTACGAGGTTCGTGGAGAGCCGAGATGACCGCACCGCAGGGTGGCAGGCGACGATGACTTTTGAAATCCCTTACGGCCATTCAGTTTGTGAAATTCCCACCTAAAAGACATTTACAATTAAACGCTAAAAAATGCCTACACCCATATTGCAACAAATGCTCGGCCAAGGCGGTACGATGGAGTTCGTCGATGCTGTTGTTACCGGGAAGAACTACGACTTCCTTGTAGTCAACACCGCTGCGACTTTCACAACCCTTACCGGAACTGGCAGCGAAAACCTGCTAACCGCTTACGCTTTGAGTGGCAAATCAGTTTCCGCTGGCATCGTTATCAGCGGTCGCAACGGAGGTAAGATTACTGCCGTTACTCCAAGCGCAGGTTCAGTCATCGGTTACACCTTCCTCTAAGATGCTGATAGGCTACGGCTACGGCTATCCCACGAACCAACTGCTTGGCGGTGGCAATCCGTTTTGGCTTGCCTTCAACCAACGTGCAGATGCTGACGGGGCTTTGCCTGCGGAGGCTGCGGTCAATGGATGCCTCCAAACCCGATTCCTCAACTCGTTCCAATCCTACGCTTTCTTCGTCTTTTATTCCGACTCTTGGCTGCCGTTTATGCAACGGGCGAATACCGACTCGGCTGACGCTGCGGAGGTTCGTTTCATCAACTGCCTCGAAGTCCGAATGTATAATCTTTTAAACGCATAGCAGATGCCTGCAAGCCCATCACTACTTATCGTCCCTGCTCGCTTTAAGACGGGGAAACTTTACACCCAAATCGCTACGACTTCGGGGGGGGTGGTCCTTGGTTCATCGGGGGACTTCAACGTTACCCGTGCGACGACTGCGACCCGATTCAATTCGGCTGGCTTGATTGAGTCCGTGGCTTCGGGTGTGCCTCGCTTGGATTACTACACCAGCGGTGGAACGGCTGGCTGCCCTGCGTTGTTGGTGGAGCCGAGTGCGCAGAACTCCGCTTTGCAAAGCGAGAATTTCACGACAACTTGGGCGGTGGGCAGTTTGAATATAACGAGTGGTTTTACATCACCAACCAACACCAACTTAGGGGCATTAATTGAGGCTTCGGCAGCGGGCGGTCGTTTGCGTCAATCCGTAACTTTGACAAGTGGAGCAACGCTTGATTTTTCTTGCTTTGCTAAACTCGGAACACTATCCAGCGGTGTGTCCTTGGTTTTTCAAGACGGAACCGCTACAAACTACACATCAGGTGCTTGTCAGGCTTTCCGTTTGGATACTGGACAATTAGCATCAAGTGGCTCAACGGGTGCTGGATTCACCGTTGTTCGGTCGGGCATTGAGAATTATGGCAATGGATGGTATCGGTGCAACCTTGCGGTAACAATGGGCTATACCCCTGCTGCTCCGAACATAATGATACGACCAACGGCATCACTTACATCAAGCATCCCTGTAACCGCCAGCGGTGACACTTGCTACATCTTTGGCGCACAACTTGAAACAGGCTCCGTAGCAACATCCTATATCCCCACAACAACCGCATCGGCAACACGCAACGCAGACGTGATAAACCTATCAGGCGCAGTCAGCGGATGCATCGGGCAGACCGAGGGGACGATTTATGCGGAGGTTGATTTGCAAGCGTTAAGCGTGGCGAGGACTATTTTTGGTGTTTCTTTAAATTCAAATACGGCCGATTTTGCGAACATTCAAATAAATTCTTCGAATCGGATACTCGCAAGAATACGCTCAGGTGCTGGAACTCTTCAAGACGTGACGGCAAGTTCAACCGTTACGGGGACAACAAAAATCGCCATGGCTTATGACTCCAGCGGAAGTGTTCTCGTTGTCAATGGAACAATAATAGGAACAAACGCAAGTGGGATTCCAAGTTGGGCGAGTGGCGTTAATTTCGTTCATATCGGTAACGGCCCATCCGCTGCATCAGGGTCTTCTCAAAGTGCATTCTTCAACGACTTCATCCGTGCTGCTGCGCTCTACACCAGTCGCTTAACCAACGACGAACTCATCGCATTGTCAACCCTCTAACGATGGCAACCTTCCGAAAATACGAATTTGCAGTTTACGCTGACTTCCGAACCATTAACGACTCGGAGGTCGAGCCTCGCACCGTTGTTGAACTCGGACATATCAACCCTGCAAATCCAAAGGCTTGGTGTGTTGACGTTCTATGGGAAGGCGACGAACCGAAGAACTGGACGAAGTATCAAACTTGGCCCGAACCCGTCGGAATCCACACCTTCGCAGGATGGGACGAGCAGTACACCGAGGACTACAACGAACACAAATCGTTATGAGAATCTTTCGCAAACGCAACACCGAAACCCCTAAACTACCCCTAATGAAATCAGCCGTCATCGCTCTCCTTCGCCACCTTCTCACCTTTATCGGTGGAACCCTCGTCGCCAAAGGCTTGTTAGACACCGAAACTTTGCAAGAGATTATTGGTGCATTAATCACCTTGCTTTCGGTTGGTTGGATGACAATCGATAAAGTAAAGGTCAAGAAGTGAACCTGATAGAAACAAGTGTGGTAACAACCCTCGGTGCAATTGCCGGGGGCGTTGTCGCTTGGTTTACCAAGGGCCGATTCGAGTCGGAGTCCCTTCAAGTCAAGCAGGCACAAGCGGTCCTCGCTATGTGGCAGGCGACTGCCGAAGCACAAAACAAAGAGTTGGTTGAACTTCGCAATGAGGTTGTAAGTTTGCGTCAACGACTTGAGGAAATGGAACATACCATCCACGAACTCCAGTCCGAGAATGCCAAACTCAAAAACCTCTCATGATTCTACCAGCCACCAAGCACAGCCGAAACATCCACGAAGTAACCTGCCAATCAGGGCAGGAGTTCTTACTCATCAGCGACCTGCATTGGGACAACCCCCATTGCGATAGAGGCTTGCTGAAAAATCATTTAGACGAAGCCGTCAAGCGGAATGCTGCCATCATACTCAATGGCGACACTTACTGCTGCATGGGTGGTAAATACGACCGTCGAGCAGACAAATCCCTCATTCGTCCCGAACACAACACCGACCGATACTTTGACGCTATCGTGGACACCTCGGTGGAATGGTTTGCTCCCTACGCCAAAAACATTCTGCTAATCGGCTACGGCAACCATGAAACCGCTATCACCAAGCAC